GTTTGCATCGCTTGATTGATCTGCTCCATCTGCTGGGTCACTTCTGGTGGTACTTGTTGTTCAGCGAGCTGAGCCGCCAAGAACTGTAGATGCTGCATCATGTGGCCGATTATCAACCCCTGCAGTTGTGGGTTCGTCTTCACGACATCTGTCAAAAACAATGAGCGGTGTGCGTCGATGTGAGCAGAATGGTTTTGCTGCTCGAAAGCCATCGCGGGTTGACCCATCATAAACCCGTTATTTTCCAGCCCTGCATCAATCGGCATCGGGGGCGGCGGTTCCTGCGGCGGCTGCAACAACGAATCGATGTCGTCTACGCCCAAAGCCGCGTACATGCGCCGATACGCTTCATAGATGCCAGTCGGACCATGAATCTCAGGGTTTGACTGCACCATCGTCAAGAGTTCTTGAGCCATCGTGATACGCTGGCTTTGGCTGAAGATATTAGGATCTGAAACGGGAATGATGTCTACACGCCCATCGAAGTCTTGGCCCTTTATCTCTTGAGGACCGCTGCCAGTTTGATAGGGATAGACTGGCGGCAGGAAGTCCGCAAAAACTTTTGCGAGTAATTGAAACTCAATACGTTGGCTATAATGCAAACGCTTGTGAATCGCTGACATGACCTTTGTGCCGCGTTCTAACAGTGCTACAGTAGTGCCCACGGGCATGGCCTGATTCATATCGCCAACGTTCATATCAGCGATAGACGCGAAACGCTTGCCAGATTCGACCAGCAACCCAAGCAGGCTCATGAGCACATTACTTGGCTCTTTAATAGGCAACGGTATGAGGTTTTCTCTCAGGCTCGCACCCGTCGTATCAATATCGCGGAACTCGCCCGGTTGCAATGGATCATCCTCGTCGCGGATTCGCATACCTCTGGCTTTGAAACCAGCCGGTAGATTCGCGAGCGTTCCGGCATCAATCAATTGCCTCAGGATGCTTGTGCTCGCTTTTGCCAAGCCGCCAATCATGTGAGACAAGCCCAACCCATAGAAACCTAAACCGGGCAAAAACTTATACTGAACGAAGTAATTGACCTTTTGCTTGAGGGGGTCTTGCTCTATGTAGTTTCTGCGGATGGACAAAACCTGCTGGCTTGGCTCATCAATCGTTACGATGTAAGGCAGCTTCAGACCAGTTGGCTGACCGTCTGGGCCTACGTCTTCATATCCCGGTATATCCAAGATGGTGTGGACTTCGTAAACTGTGCGGTCTCGATCCTCTGCATAGCCCGGTGACTGACCCTCGATTTCGTCAATCTCCTCCTCGATCTCGTCACGAGAAAGATGGTAGGCACCGCCCTTCAGCTCGATATCCGCATAGAATCCGCTGAGCTGCTGCTTTCGTACTTCGTTCTTTGACATGCTCAGAACGTGAGTCACACGCTCTGCGCTGAACAAATCAGTGGCCTCGTAAGGCACCACAAGGTCTTGTGGCTCGATGAACTTGCTCATGGCTTTACTGGCTGCGGTGTCGAAATACACCTTCTTGAAAGCACTGCCGGCCAACGGCAAATAAAACAACAGCATGTCGAGTTCGGGATCGTACTCTTGCATCACGTTCATGATGTAGTAGTTCATGAAGTCCTGAACGCGCTCTGCTTGCGCTTCAACCTCTGCGTTGCGAGCACCAACGATTTCGGTCTTTACTGGTCCTTTTGCCGGTAACAATTCTTTATAAGCTTGTGCCTGAAACTGCGTAACCGCCTCAGCGAGTATGGGATGGATAACGCCGGTAGAGCCTTGAAATGGATTAGATCGTGACTCATCGAACTTCATGCCAAGGTACTTGAGACCGTCAGTGAAAGTCTTTTCCCATTCAGATCGAGATTCTATGTCGGCTTTGATTGACGCCAACACGTCACTGGACAGGCTAGATAGCTCACCTTGGTCCAAACGATCAACTAGGTTTTCGTTAAAATCACCAACTGGCGCTGTGCCCACTGGGGCATCAATCTCGTCATCGACTAGGATTTGCTCTTCGAGCACAAGAATTTGAGCGGCTTCGCGGATCTGGTCTTCTCGACTAGGGTCAGGAATTACCTCAACCTCATTACCCATTGGTATGATGTCTGGATCGTCTGCGGTCCCTGCCTGCTGCTCTCTTCGCTCAATCGCCATCAGTAGTACACCTTCCTGTCACGTCGCATAGGAGTGATCTCTTCGACATAGTCTCCGTCAAGGGCAAGGAAACCGCCTTGTCTGAACCGCATCAAAGCCATAGTGGACGAGTCACAATAATCGTCGTTATCGCCGTAAGGAAAACTCGCCATTTCTTCGATGACCTCTTCGGCAAAAATCTCGTCTGGTGCCCACACCATGCCCGACTCAAAGATCGGGGCAACACTGTTCATTCTCGCAATCTTATCTTGACCCCGCGACGGTGTATAGGCTGTCACTGGTATGCCCATCCGACGAAGTTCTTGTGTGAGCGGTGTTCCTGACGCCTTGGCTTCGATCAAAACGCAATCAGGTTCCCAATATCGATATTCGTCCCAAGCTAATTTTTTAAGCTCTGGGAAGTCTAAGCGCACGCGCTTAGCGTCCAGCAAAATGATTTGCTCAACGTCCATGAATTCAAAAACGGCCCACGTCGTGATTGCAGAGTAGTCGGCGGTTTCTTTCTTACTAAAAGCGGTGTCGTAGCTTTGAATGACGTAGCTGTATGCCGGAACATCTTTTTCCCATTTATTCCACCATTCACGCTTGACGATAGAACCCTCTTCCGCTGTCGGGTTTTGCATCCATTGCGCGTTCCACTTCGCAACTGGGAGCGAGGCTTTAACACTGAGCAATTCCTCTTTCTTCCAAAACTCTGGCCAAAGCGGTGTATCTGATTCGGGCATGATTGCAGGGAACTCAATGACATCCCATTGGTCAGCGTGGTCATCGCCTTGTTTTTTAAGCACCTTCCCAACGAGATCCTTTGTGGACCATCGAGTCATTACGATCACGATGATTCCACCGGGTTGCAAACGCTGTCGAGGGCCGGACGTGTACCATTCGTAGACGGCGTCCATCGCGGTTGGGCTAAGCGCGTCTTGCTCACTGACTGGGTCGTCAATGATGAGTAGATCAGCACCTCGTCCAGTTATTGCACCGCCGACGCCAGCGGCGAAAAACTCGCCCTGCTTGTTGCTGGTCCAACGACCCGCTGACTTGTTGTCGGCTTGCAGTTTCAGATCAGGGAACACTTCGCTATATTCGTCGCTATCAATCAGATTCCTAATCTTCCTGCCGAACGAGGTTGCAAGCTCCGCAGTGTGCGTGGTCTGGATTATTTTGAGATTGCCGCGCAAACCCATCATCCATGCGGGAAAGTAAGTGGAGGCAAACTCAGATTTTGTGTGTCGCGGAGGCAAACAAACGATCAACCGCTTGAGTTTGCCTTGAGCGATTTTATTGAACTTTTCGCCGATAATTTTATGATGACGGCCCTCAACAAAATCAGGCCATTGGCTTTTCACAAAAGAAATGAAGTCTGCCTGACACTCCTCCTGCTTTTCAAGCTGGTCATATTTTTTGAGCAGAGCCATCGCCTCTGACCGTTCTTGGTCAGAGAGGATGTCGAAATCTTTGAGGACTACCTCAGACATATCCACCTTTTCGGATCATCTCGGTAACAGTAACCGCTCTTCGACCAACTTGTTCGCTCCACCTCGAATCCATAAACTCGTTGGCCGCTTGCTCGTAATCTTCGTCTGCCATCGCTTTCAAAGCCTTTCTAAACTTTCGCAGACGAGTAGCACCGAGATTGAAAGAAATGTCCACCAGAGCATCACGTCTTGCTGGTGATAGGTCAGCAAACCAAACATACTCATTTTCAAGTTCCTGAACCACTCGATCTATGTCATTTTTCAACAGATAATCAATTTCATCTTCGCTCAAACCCAAACCATCAACCGGGTCAACATTGCGCCCAACACCAACTGTGATCTTGTTTGACGAACATTTGTAAGCATGGGTTTCTACACCTTCGTTCATCTTCAACATCTTGATCAGTTTTTCAGACATTCA